CACGATGACGCCGTAGCCCGGACGCGAGCCGCTCGCACCGACGGGCGTGATGCCATTGTTGAGCGCGTTCTCGATCTCCGTCGCGGTCGGCTGGTCACCGACGACGCGCGCCATGAGCACGGACACGAGCTCCATGCTGTCGAGGTTCGCGGCGGGGTCGCTCGCTTCGCCGACGCGCGAACCGCCCGCAGCGGCGTCGCCCGCGAGACGCGCGGCGCACACCTGAGCGGCGACCTCCCAACACGGGATGACCGTCGCGTGGTTCCACACGACCTGAAGCCGCGAGGCGTTGCGCGCCGTGGCGAAGGTCACGACGTTCGCGTAGGTGTCGGTCGACCCGACGAGCGCCTGCTCCAAAAGTTGCACGGTCGGACCGGCCTGCGCGTTGACGTGCGTGACGATGCGACCCGCGTTGGTGGCGTCGATGCACGCGCCCACGATGCGGTCGTACCGCTGCGGCTCGATGGCGGCGAGCGCGTTGGTGTAGTCATCCAGCGTGGCGCCCGACGCGAGGGTGATCTCGCTGCCGATGGTGGAGTTGTTGGACCACACGCCCGTGGTGGCCGCACCGCTCGATGTGCTCGACGTGGTGATGCGCGTCTCCGCGCCCGTGCTGCTCACGAAGTACGCATCGACGATCAGCGTGTTGCCGCGCGGGCCGTCGAGTTTCGCCGTCACGGTCACGACGCCGCTGGAGTTCTGCGCGGTGTAGGGGAGGTCGGGGTTGTCGTTGATCGCATCGGCCACCGCCGCGGCGATCACGGTCGCGGTGTCGCCGCTTGCGACGCCCACGTCGATGACCTCGCCGCAGAGGCGCAGTCGCACGGTGAACGCCGCGCTCGCGGTGGTGGCGAAGGTGAGGTCCGCGCTCGCAGACGTGCCGCTCGCCTCGGCCACGGGGCAGGCGTAGAGCGTCGCGGAGGGATCCTGCGCGAACACCGCGAGCGTCATGCGGTGCAGCTCCGAGCCGCGACCGAAGAGCGTCGCGGCGTCGTCGGCGCTCGGCACGAACACGGGCGTGGCGACGGCCGCGGTCCCTGCGGTCACGCTGAACACGGGCGACGCGCCGGAGAGCGTCGACGCGATCATGTTGCCGAGGAGCATGATGCGGCGAGGGGCCTGCCCCGCCGACGTGCCGGACCCGCCGAGCACGACGTTGAAGTTCACGCCCGGCGTCTTGCGAGACGCGGGCACACCGGCGACGGAGATGGTCACGACTGCACCTCTTCGGCGCTCTCGATGAGCGCGAGATCACCACGCGCGACGGCGCGCAGGTAGTACGAATCCGCGGGCACGCTTACGCCGTCCGCGAGCACTGCGCCCGTCTTGCGGTCACGCCCGACGAAGCGCCCCGGCGCACCAGGGACAGGGAGCCGCGCGTCTCCGACGGCCTTCACACGAATGGTCTGCATCTCACTCCTCGGTGTCTGCGATGAACTGAACGACGGGGTTGCTCGGGTCGTCATCGTTGAGCGTGTCGACAAGGTTCACGTCGCCGCGGACCTCGGTGAGTTCAACGCTGGTGTCTGCGGGCGTGACTTGCGGGAGCGCACGCGCAGCCTCGAAGCTCACAGCGTAGACGTAGACCACACCGCGGCGGATCAGCGCCTCGCGCGTACCCACGCACCGCAGCCGACGGTCCATCCACGCGGTCTGCGGCGACGCGCCTGCGGTGACGATCAGGAGCCCGTTGAGCACCCCGAGCACGGCGTCGATGAGCCGCAGCCCACCCGGCGCCGTCGTGGTGCCGATGGTCCCGTCGTCGATGGCGCGCGGATCCTCGACGCAGACGTAGACCGTCCATGCGTTGAGCCCGCGGTCCTCGGCGTCTCCCGCGAGTGTGTTGACCGTGCGCGTCACCGTCTCGCCGTCGTAGGCGAGCAGCGCGGCGGGCCACTGCGTCACGACCTCGCGCACGCTGTTCTCGTCGAGCGACCCCGCGAAGCGACCGACGAGGGCGAAGGGCCGCGCCGCGGTCGTGCCGGTGCTCACGTTGATCAGGAGCGTCTCAAGTTGCGCGTAGAGCAGCCCGTCAACGTCGGCGAGGGTGAGGCTCACGAGGCGCTCCACGCGCGCACGGCGGCGCGCTCAAGCGCGGCGTCGACCGCTCGCGCGAAGTCATCCTGTCGGCGCACCCATGCGGGGCCGAGGTACGGGTACGCGCGGTTTCGCGACGTGCCATGTTCCACGAAGCCGCCATAGCGCGTGTCGCCCAACACCTCGGCGCGAATCAGCCCGCGCAGCGCGCTCCCGCGCACGCGACCGGCCTGCGTGCGCGACTGCAAGAGGCCCGTGCGGTTGGTGTACGGATGGTTCGCCGCAGCCTCTTCGGCGACGATGCGGGCACCATCGAGCGCGCCCCGCGGGACCTCTTGCTCGATGGCCGCGGAGAGTTCCGCGATGGCCCGTTCCACGTCGAGGAACACCCGGTCTGCCATCAGAAATCGGAGCCGCCGTAGCCGTCCGCGGCGCGCGTCAGCGGGTTCGTGGGGATGCCGTTCTCGTTGGTGATGTTCACGTTGGTCGCGCGAGGCAGCGGGCGAACGGCGCTTGACCCCGGCGCGCGCGCATCGGCGTCGCGGTTGAGGGACTTGAAGAACGCACGCGCGTTGCGGCCGAGCGCGGCGAACGCGCCTTCGTCATCGAAGCTGACGTGTCGCGACGCGGCGATGGCGCACACGAGGTCAACGGCCTTGCCGACGATCATCACGTCGAGGGTGTCCGTCGTGGCGTAGATCCCATCAGGGAACGCGGCGCGCGTGAGCACGCGAATCTCGCTGTTCGCCTCGGAGATGCACAGGTCCCGAAACGTGGTGTCCGCGGTCGCCCCGCCGTTCTTGGCGAAGAGCCGCGCGTAAGCCTGGGTCGAAAGGCGCGCGATCACGTCGGCGCTGGTGACGATGTTGGCCTGCTCTGCCACAGCGTCACACCCTCTCGATGTCGGACCCGACGCGGAGGCCGCACGCGAGCATCTCGCCCACGACCTCCGCGCTGATCTCGGTGCCCGCGTTGAACCGCATCCCGCTGTGCATGATCAGCGTGCGAGCGCGGTAGCGCGCCACGGGCGGCGCAGGGGGATCATCGACACGCGACGCGGCTTCCTCCGTCTCGTCCCACGGAGCGCCCGCAAGGGGCATCTCCGGGGCAGCGCCGAAGCCTTCCGACGACGGCGGCGGGGTGAAGCCGAGCACGGCGCGCGGAGTGCTGTCACCCGCGGCAGGCGCGTAGCCCTGTCGACGATCCCGGCGGCTCACGCCACGACCGTGCGGTAGAGGTAGCCGGTGTACTCGCCGCCCACGATCTCGTCGGCGTCGGAGTGCGCCACCTTGACGTAGGTGCCGCCCGCGCGACCGGGCTTGCCCTCATAGAAGGTGCTCGTCTCCATCGCGCCGAAGCGCATGGTGTACCCGAAGGTCTGCGTGCGGCGCGGCGAGGGCGACGGCTCCACGCGGATGAGCGCGCAGGACTTGCCCCACAGGTACGACATCGAGGCGCTCGCGCCCTCGGCCGCAGTGTTGTACTTCGCCTCGCCGACGATCACGCGGTTGAGGCGGAACGCGGCGGCGATGGTGGCCTCGTCGACCATCAGCGGCGTCGGGCCCACGGCCGTCGAGGACCGCGAGAGGACGTACTGGAGGATCTTCGGGTTGGTGCGCAGACCGTCCCACGCCTCGACGCCGATGACCATCGTGTTGGGGCGCACGAGCGGCGTGCGGAGCGCGGAGAGGATGTTCGCCACGGGGTCGGAGGTCGAGGCCGACCACTGATCGCCGCCCGAGAGCGCCGACGTGTTGGAGCCGTAGTTGGCGCTGCCGAACACGATGTCCGCGATGCGCTTCTCGCGGGCGAGCATCAGGTAGTTGGTGAGGATCTCGGTCACGTCGATGCGCGGCTGAAGGGGCGCGTCGGCGTTGAGCTCCTCATCGATGGAGATGAAGTCCATCAGCGCGCGGTCGGTGCACGAGAAGGTGCCCGGCGTGTCGAGACCCGCGGCGGGACGGCCCGGCATCGACTCGGCGCCCACCACGTCGACGGCGGCGATGTTGAACATCGTCTCCGGCTTGAACTTGAAGTACTTGTCGGACTTCTTGCCCACGCGCACGACGGGGAACACCGAGTCCGCGATGTACTCGTTGTTCTGGTACTGGACCGCGACGTTGGTGAGCGCGCGGTCGATGTGGACGCTGCCCACGCCGAGCCCGAGCTCGACGCGCTTGGCGAGGTCGCGGCCGCGCGCGGCGCTGATGCGCTGCTGTGCGAGCGTGATGATGTCGTTGGAGTTCATGGTGATCACGCTCCCTGCATGAGGTAGATGTTGATCTGGACGGCGACGCGCTCGCCGGAGGAGGCGTCCTCCTGCGCGGTGCCGAGGACCATCACGTTCGCGCCCGCCGACGGGGCCGCGGGCTTGAGACCGCCCGCGCTGTTGCCCACGGTCACGGCCTGACCCTGCGTGATGGAGGCCATCGCGACGCCGGGGTAGATGCCCGAGGTCACGATGTCGACGGTGTCACCGCTCGCCACGGAGCCGCCGCCGTCGACCTTGGCGAGGCCGATGACGCCCGAAGTCGGGTCGGAGCCCGCGACGGCCGCGGAGTAGTCCGCGGTGCCCACGATGCACGCGACGCCGTCGGCGATGGTCGCCTCGGCGATGGCCTGCCGGATGAAGCCCGGGTTACGCATGGAGGTTGCCATCACGCCACCGCCTTCTGCACGAGGATGGCCGAAGCGCGCGACAGCGCGACGGCGTAGGAGAGCCCGGGGGTCTTCGCCATGAGCTCATGGGCGAGCGCGTCGGCGCGGTCGGTGTGCGAGTCGGCCTCGTCGCTCAGGTGCGACGGCGACTCCGAGGCGGGCGCGGTGATGCGCTGCGACAGCGTCGACACGGAGCCGTGCGCGGGGCGCGGGTACGCCTTCGAGAAGGCCGCGTAGTCTGCGCGGGCGAACGCCTCCAGGGCGACGCGCGAGCGGGCCATCGCGGGGTCGGCGCACAGCGCGTCGACGTGCGCGGCGACCTCGCGGGCGGCGCGGTCGGCCTCGATCACCTTGAGCGCCTCGACCTCCGCGGAGAGCGCGGTGACGCGCGACTCGGCGGCGGTGAGGGCCTCGATGCGGGCGGCGACATCCTTGGCGCTCGCCTCCACCGACAGCCCGAGCTGACGGCGGATCGGGAGCGACTCCTCGGCACGCGCAAGCACCTGCTGCTGCGCGGCCCCCTCGTCGTTGCAGGCGATGCCGAGCCGCGCCGCGAGGGTGATGAACGTGTGAGACATGGTGAACTCCTGTCGGAGAGAGGCGGGCGCGTGCCCGCGGTGCATCGGCAGCGCGTTGCTGGCCGAGTTCTGTTCGCCGCCATCGGGCGACGCGAGAGCCTTGCGAACCGCCGCGATCACTTCGTCGGCGGTGGTGAGCGCAGGGAGGCGCATCGCCTCACGGATGCACTCGATGATGTCGTCCACGTCGACGCCGGTCTCGTCCTCGTTCATGCCGACCATCGACGCGAGTTTGTCGACTTCGCGCATCACGTCGGCTTCGGAGGCGAGCGCGGGGAGCATCAACTCCGCGCGCAGCATGGCGAGCACGTCCTCGCGGTCCTCGATGGTGCCCCAATACTTGCCCGCGCGGATCGCTGCCGCCGACGCCGCGATGTGCTGCGCGGCGATGCGCGGGATGTCCACCAACGCGGGGTTGTTGGTCAGCGAGAACGACCACAGGAACGATCCCACGTCGTCGCCGCTCTCCTCATCGACCCCGTTCTGCACGAGTGTCACGGAGCCGTACGCGAGGGCGCCGCGTTCCACGCTCGCGCGCGTCTCCGCGTTGACCCAACGGAAGCGCGCTTCGAGGGTCGCGACCGTCTTGCCGTCGCGTTGCATGGAGCCGACGCGCATCGCGGTGATCCACGCGTGCGCCTCGCGCGCCATCGGGTGTGACATCGGATCGGTGTCCGCGTGGTAGAGCACCACGGGCACTTCCTTGCCCCACCGCATGAAGTTCGCAACGCACTGCTCGAAGTCCGTGCGTGTGAGCGCCACGTCTCCGCGCCCCTGCAACGCGACCTCGTAGGCGAGCACGTTCCACGGCGAGTCACCGCCACCGCTCACCACGGCATCGAGCTTCACGCCCACACCCTGCATCGTGCGCGACGTGCGCGCTGCCTTGTCTCTCGCGTCCATCTGTCGCACCAGCTTCGCGCTCCATGAGCGCCCTGCGTCGCCGCCCCATAGCAGCCACGCGACCCACGCGGGCGAGGTCTTGTCCTCGCGCCGCGCTCGATTCTCTTCGGGGCTCGCGCCGTGTCGCGCGAACCACGCGTTCATCTTCCGCGCCTTCTCCGGCGAGACACGCTCACCCGCTGAGAGACGCCGTGCCCACGCGACCGTCTCGGGCTGGAGACCGTCGCCGCCGTAGCCTTCCTCGCGAAGCGCGATGCCGCGCGCGCACGCACTGCGAACACCCGCGGGCGGCTTGAAGTTGATGCCGTCGTAGACCGCCATTACTCGCCCGTGTCGGTGGGATCGGTGGCCGTCGGCGCGGGCTGCGCGGACACTGCGACGGGCTTGCCGCCGATGACTTCCTCGCCGGGCTGCGGCGACGGGATCCCCTCCATGTCGCGCACCCATTCAGCGGGCACCGCGAGGCCGTGCTCCATGTACATCTTGAGCCGCTCCGCGCGGGACTTCGCATCCTCGGGCGGCTCGACGTTGAGCACGATGTGCGGCACGGGCGCGCGGTCGCCGAGGTTCATGCGAACAAGCGGGCCGAAGAGGTCGCGGCGCAGCGTGTCGGCGAGGTTCTCCGCATCGGACTTGAGCAGTTGCGTCATCGCGCGAAGGTGCACATCGCCGAGTGAGCGCGCACCGCGGTCGCCCGGGTCCGACGTGAGCGTTCCGCCGAGGATGGCCTTGCTCATCTCGCCGTTGCACAGCTTCACGAGGTCCGCGTGAACCTCCGTCGAGTGCGGCGGGATCACTTGCAGGTCGGTCACGTCGGGGATGATCGTCGCGACCGTCGAGGACATCGCAACGAGGGCATCCTCCAACGCGGCCTTGTCCTCTTCGTTGGCGCGCATGTCGTTCTTGGAGTCGCGCCCCGTAGCGTACTTGCCGACACGCAACCCGCGGCCCGCCCACTCCGCGAACGCGAGCCAATCGCGCACGGTCCAACGCTTGAACGCGCTGTACCACACCAGCGCGCGGCCGAGCCCTTCGCGCGTCGGGTACGTCCCGAAGAGCCGCGGCGTGTGCATCAACACCTTGCCCGCGGGGAACATCGCGCGGTCGCTGAAGGGCACGCCTGGGAAGCGACTGAACCGCGTGTCGCCCGTCGTCTCGTCGTACAGGTACAGCCGCCAATCGAGGTCGTTGGACCACGAGAGGCGGCGCGCGTGGATCGGGTACGCCTCGACGGGGATCGTGTAGCGACCGTCGCGCGAGTAGACCATCTCGACGGCGGCGCGGCCGTGCCAGTTCGCCGTGAGCAGGTTCTGCATCGCCCCACGGAAGCTCACAGCAAGCGACCCTGCGGGCGGTGCGATGGCCTCGATGGCGTCCTGACACAACCGCAGCGCGGTGGCGCCTGCGCGCTTCGTGGCGCCCGTCGGGAGGCGCAGTTCGTAGTCCGCGCCCGCGACGCTCAACTCCCGCTTCTGGAGGTCGCCGTGAAGGTGCGGATCACCCTGTCGGACCTCATCGAGAAGGTCTGCCCAAAGCGCCATGCGGCCCTCGTCCGCCGCGCGTTGCGTGACGGTGATGGCCTGCGGCGTCAGCCCTGCGCCGAGGCGCCGCTGGATGCGGTCCATCGGCGAAGGCGTGGTCTCGTAGTTGGTGCGAGGGGGCATCGGTTAGAAGCCCCACGACGGGGCAGCGCGAACGGGCTTCGGAGGCGTTGCGGTTGATGGTGCCGCGCCCATCAACTCAGTCACGGCGTACACCAGCGCGTCGAGGCGGTCGGGGCTGTCGCGGCCCGTCGCCGGGTCCCACGTCGTGAGCTGGTCCTCGAGGCGCGCGAGCGATCCGACGTGCGACACGCGGCCTTGTTCGTAGAGCACCGCGACGGGCTCGGCGCGCGTGGCCTTGCCGCGCTTCGCATGGACGATGCGGACGGGCATCCCTGCACCGCCTGCGGACCGCAGCACGCTCGCCACCATCTCGCCGCCCTGGTTGCCCTCTGCGATCACAGCGTCCGCGCGGTGCGTGGCGTACGCGCTCGCGACCCGCCGCGCCCACTCTTCGGGGCGGTAGCGCCCGCTCTCATCGGCGAGCACGTAGCCGCGGCCGTCGTACCCGATGCCGGCGACGACGATGCCGGTCTCGTCGCTCTCGTCGTGCGACGTGGTAGCAGGGTCGACCGCGACGACGACGCGCCGGAGGTCGGGTGCCTTCGCGGCGCGCGCGGTGTCGATCCATGCCCACCGAAAGAGCGCGCCCGCGGAGTCGTCGAGCACCTCGCCGTCGAGCTCCTGCCGCCCGAGGCGCGAGCCTGCGTAGCGTCGCTCCAGCTCCGCGACGACACCCGGCGCGAGGTTCGCCACGTTGTCGCGCGTGCGACCGCGGGTGACCACCGTGTCGGGCGACGCCATGAGGTCGCGGATGATCTTCGTCGGGCGCGGCGTCGTTGTGACGCACACGCGCGGATGGTCACCGAGGCGCAGCCCGAAGCGCAGTTGATCCCACGCATCGGGGTAGCGCCACGCCGCGAGCTCATCGGTCCACGCAAGGTCGTGTTGCGGTCCGCGAAGTTGGTCCGGTTCCTCGGCGCTGTACGTCGTCGCCTGCGCGCCGTTCGGCCACGTCAAGCGACGACGCGACGGCTCCCACGTCGGGCGCTCACCCTTCGGTGAGATCGCGAGGATTCCGCTTTCGCCCTCGACGATCACATCCCGCACGTCGGCCGCGGTGCGCGCGACGAGGGCGATGCGACCCGCGCGACCCGACTTCACCTCAGCGCGAACGAACTCCGCGCCCGTGCGAGACTTGCCCCACCCGCGACCCGCGAGGATGAGCCACGTGCGCCACGGCCCGCGCGGCGGCAGTTGATCCGCACGCGCCCACACGGGCCACGCATTGACCATCGCCGCGCGTTCGGCGGGCGTGAACTCAGCGAGGATCTTCGCCCGTTGCTGCGGCGGCAGCGAGGCGAGCAAGCTTGCTGGCGAGGACATCGTCAGCCTCCACGGTGTGCGCGTGCTTCTCGGCGGCGTGCTCACCCGTGAGCTTCGCGTGCGCCACACGCATCTGCGTCGTCGCGCGGGCGTTGTCGTGGATCTGCGCGGCGATGGCGGCGAGGTCCTTGACCTCCGCAGCACCATCGGCGGCGGCTTCTAGCTTCGCGCGGATGCGCTCCAAGGCGCGGCGTGCATCACGCTCCGCGCGTGCGAGCGCGTGCGTGTGAAGCGAGGCTCTTTCCGGCTCACGCGCTGCGATCAGTTGCCGCCGCACGTTGCTTGCGTCGGCGCCGATGGCACGCGCCGCCTCGGAGTAGTTGCCCGTCGCGAGGTAGACGCGCAGCGCTTCTGCCATCTGATCGGGTGTGAGCGGAACTCCGCGGGGCATCGTCATCGGTCCTCTCGCCACCGGACGCGGTCGCGCTTGCGTGCGGGTCGCGTCACTCGGGCGAGTGTGGTCATGTCGGCGCAGTCGTGCGTCTGCGCGCCGTCGTAGTAGCGGTACGTCGTCGCGGCGTCGAACGCACACTCCGCGGCCTCTCGGATGTCTCGCCACGTCGCGGCGCTGCGTGCGTCGAGGGCGCGGCGTTCGGCGTCGGTCAGCGGCACTCGGTCACCGCCTCGAGGTCAGTGCCCGCGAGCGTCGCGAGGGTGGCCGCGTCGACCGCGAGGGCAGGGCGCCCGCCGGTCTGCACAGTCACCGCGTGGCCCTGGCGCGCGAGCTTCGAGAGCAA